ATAGCAGAAAAGCCCTTGGTAGCATTCTTATGGGAAAGAGAAAAGCCTGTATTGAAGTAATACGAACCTCCAAAATAAGCACTTCCATTAAAATGAGAGGCTGTGTCACCTACTCCCGGCCCCTCCAAAGGGATTGAACAACGGTTAGTCGAGAAGTCATCAGCCCACTCAAAATCCATAATTAAGGTCGTTGATGAGATTCTACGGTAATAAACCCTACCTCTTAAGCGGTCTCTCTTAACTCTAATCTCTTTCCCATCCTCAGATTGAACCCTTTGGATAAAGCCTGTCTTTCGAGTAGCCTGAACATCGGTATCGCCATTATCTCATTATCTCCGGCTCCCGTACCATCTAATCTGTAAAGGTTCCCAGAATCGTCACCAAAGTAAACGTGGTAGCCAGAAGCGCTATTGCCTCCAGCCTCTCTAATATATGCCGCTGCATTAGTCGAAAAGCTTGAAGCGTGGTCCGTCTTATAAATCATCCACGGAGAAAGCTCTGTTCCTAGTAAGTCTTTAAAGAGGACGATTAATTTATTACTTCCAGCAAAGAAATATACTTTCTGTCTGGACTGGTCATAGACCGTCAGAGCGTCTGAGAGGCCAGAAGTGGTTGTTCTTATCCATTTGGATAGATCATTGGCAGAAACGTCTCCAAAGCGGTCTGTGCCTACCAGAGACTCTATTACACCGTCTCTCTTCATGTATACAACGTCATTACCTATACTTCTCATAGTCTCCGTACCAGCAGCAGCAGAGGCCGTGTAGAAGGGTGTCCATGCAAAGTCTGTAGCATCACTACCCGTAAGCTTCCATAGCTTCCCACCCTCAGTGGAAATAATAAGGATATTCTGAAATAGCTCCACTCCATTAATAGGAAGTAGATCAGGAGTCGTCATGTAAGCAGACTGCAAGCCTGTAGTTGTCCCGTCACTCGCCCTACGGGTTGTATCGTAGTCAGTAGGGTCTTCAAAAGCGCTTAAAACCATTAAATGAGGTGTGTCCGTACCAGCCTTAACGTTGAATATCCACATTCTACCTAGATGGACTATCGCATATTTAGCATAAAGGTCTACAGGCTCAATACCTGTCGTTAAGGTAGATAATGTCGTTCCGTCCCACTTCTTAACAACGGTTGCTTTATTGATATCAGTGATAATGGAGTATTCATCTAAAGACCAGAAAGTTCCCCTTAGTTGAGAGCTAGAATTAACGCTACCTTTAGAGGTAAAAGAAGAAGCTCCATCCCAGTCATAAACCGTATCACCAGCCTGAACTAAGGTGGTTTCAGTGGAATCGTTCTTAATTAACTGGACTATCCCGCGAATATCAGAGGTATTAGTAGCCGTACCCATTAAATCAAAAGGTTTCCTTGATCTAAAGGAGGTTTGATTAAAGCCTAACTCAGAATTAAAGCCCTCAATACATTCGTCTGGAGAGACTAAGGCCATATCCTGTTCATTTAATCCACCTGAGAAGGTAAGGGTTGCCATTAACCGTAGCTCCGCCCGTATCCAATAGCAGGGTTAGTAGGCTTCATTAAAGAAAGGAGAGCAGCCATAGAGCCTGAATACTCAGCATCCTCTTCCATCTTCAAGACTTGTAACGAGCCTTCCATAAATTTGAATCTTCGAGCAGCACAAGCGATAAAGGATTGAGCCTCCATTTCATTGTGGAACGGAAGGGTGTCGCTATATAGAGTTACCGCTACGGTCTTTTCATAATCAAAGTAAAAGCTACGGCCATTGTAAGAAGACTCAGGCACAGAGTAAAAGCCTACCTTCTTTGAGGTCGTGTCATCCCAATACCAAGCCCAAGGATTACCTGTAGCTGTCTTATAAGTGTAGTCATGGTCACGGAGGGCATCCTCACCCCCAACATATTCCCAAATCTTTGTGTTTGTCACGGAGTCGTAAAACTGCGCTCTGTTACCATAGAAGCGAACAAAGTCTGCTGGCATGGCATAAATTCGTGTTCCTGTAACCATTGATAAGGTCGAGGAAGTCTTTTCGTAAGGTATAAGCTTGTCAGCTACTAATAGGGTTAATTCGCTCTGGATAGCTATCTGCGCTAACTCGGAATCAGCCGCATGTTGAGTATCTGTAAAGTCAGACATATCATCATCGTCACCACCAATGATCTGATTGATTCTCAGTAATCTATTTACGCCCGTTACGAAATCCATATTAGTTCCTTAAAAATGCCCCACATGAAACAGCCAGAGGTGGGGACTTATCTTAGTTTAGAGCTTTAGACAACGAAGTGATCTTGGTTAACCAATTATCATTCAAGATTTTCGTAGCAGCCCAAGCTTTCCACGCGATAGAGCCAGCTTCGTTAAAGATATCAGCGATGCCAGATGAACCGGGCTGATGAACAATAAGCTCAACAGCAGGGACTCGATCACCCATCATGTAGATTTCTTTAGCATACTGCTCACCCAGACCTACTGTACCAACTGCTTCACGACCATAGATATATGAACTATAAAGATCATTAGTATCTACTGAAGTACCGCGGAAGATATCAGAGGTAGAGGTAGTACCAGCGCCGGTTTCGATTGGTGCGATCTCGGAAGAACACCAGCGAACACCATTGACAGTACCAAACTCACCTGTGAAGGTTTGCGTGTAACCACCATACTGCTCAACACCGATAAAGCCGGTGAGATCACGAATATCCTCTTCCACGTCAGGATGAGTAATACCCATGTAAGATGAACGTACAGGCTGTGAGTTATAGTTCGTAGAACCATTACCACTAGCAAACACGCGCATTGCAGAGTTGCGGTTTAGTTTATTAACACACCACTTAATGTCCGATGCTTTAACTTCAGCAACAACAGCAGACTTATTCGCAGCGTTAGACGCATAACGATTACTTGTCGCATTGTCGAACTCGACAGAAGCTACAACGTTAAGTGATTCACCAGCATTAGCACCCAAGGTGTCCATCAGCGCCATTGTGTTTGAGTTGACGTTAAACAGGTCAACCTCTTCAGTGGTGATGATGCCATTGCCATATTTAGCCATAGCTTTGGTAATATCAGTGATTGTTGGTTTAACAGTGGATCGACCTAGACCGAATACAGCAGGGCCATTTTCCGTATGTTCGGAAAGAGCCGTGGTAGCAGCCGCTAGATTTTCAATTCGCCGCCATTTTACTGACATTGAACCACCGCGTTTTTCCAGTGAACCCGGAAGTGTCTCATTAAAGAATGGACATACTTTCTTTGCAGCACTCAACAAGCCCTTCATCAACACATAGTTGACTGGAGCCTGAATGGTGCTGGTTAAGTTACTTACATCTAAAGCCATTTTAACCTCTCCTCATTTCATCCCACTTTTGCGAAAACTCAGATTCCGACAGGTTTTCCCATTTGGAGTCCTGAGTGGTGGTAGTTTTATTCATAGTCTGTAGAGACTTCTTCGCGGCTAGCTGATTTTCGGTTAATTGTGAATCCTGTCTAACGGCAAACTTTGTAGAGTAGCTGTCAGCAATAACACTTAAAGCCTTATCGAAGGCTGATTTGTTCTGCTCACGGTTATCCCATATCTTTTTAAAATGTGGGTCTTTGTCATACTCCATGCGTAATGCTACTTCTGCCATTTTAGGGTCTACATTCAATTTCTCATTAACTTTGGCTACCGCACTATCTATATCAGCATCAACTTTCTGTTGGGCTAATTTGCTCTCGTAACCTTCAATCCTCGTATTCAATGACTGAACCGTATCATTTAGGTTATTTAAGCTATCAGCTTGCTGACGGTTATACTGATTAAAAGCGTCAGGGTCAGAAATTGGATCAGGACTCCAGTTTTGCTGTTGTGCCTGTTCCGGTTGTGCTTGAAAGTTACTCACTTGCTCCTCAACGCTAAATTCTTGGGAAATATCTTCCAAAGTAGCGGGGGCGTCTTCTACAGTCTCGGCGGTCTCAACGATCTCGTCGGTCATTTCTAATCTCCTATTTTAAATAATTTTAGACAAAGCTCGAACCCTTCTTGTTTTGCGGATTCAAACTTCCAGTTTTCCGTATTATCCTCATTTGGATTATACGTTGGTATATTGGGACGATGCTTTAACACATTCGCCTCAAATTCTTCGTAATAAGGGTGAGACCTCATAAAAATATGAATATCATCCATTTTCTCTTATAGCCTTTTTGATTTCCGCTACCCTTTCAGACATAGGACGGTTGGATTTCTCCAT